CAATACCTTTAGAAAGTTTGGGAGCAAGAAACTCAAACTCAGGACCAAGCTCAGTTTTCAAGTATTCTTCAATTTCATTTTTAACTTCAGTAGCTTGTTCAGCTGTCTTAACTTTATCAACTTTAGTGTAACCAGCTTGTTCAGCCAGAAACTTAATAACGATAGGTGCTTTCGACGGATCTTTAAGAGCTTGAATAAGCTGAAGACCCTGCTCGCGTAAATCAGCATCAGGATCTATAGTAACTGGCTTTTTTTCGACAGCTGGCGCAGTTTCTTCTACCTTGGTTTCCTCTTCTGCTTTGGTTTCTACAACAGGTGTGTCACCAAGGGATTCCACAGCTAACGCAATTGCTTCTTTTCGATCCTGTACGATAGTAATTTCTTGTTCTGCCATATCATTTCCCCAAGAAAGCTTTTAAACTTATAACGCCACTACCAGTAAGAAAATTTATAGCAGTAAGAATACCTAGACCCACCCAAATTAGTTTATCATGCGTAATTAATTTATTTTGCATTTCAGCGATTATGCCAGGTTGACCATTACCCCACAGGGCTTTATCAATACGCTTTATAGCCTCTTGCATTACTGCAACTTCCTTAGCGGTTTCCTCAAGAGTAAACCGTAAAGTTGACACCTCTCTGGGATCATCTACACCAGAACTTAGGATATTCATTGTAATTGTTGTGTCAACTGATTATTAATTTGTGCCGGTCCAGGCGTAGCCATCTGAGCTTTAGCAGTATTATTAGCATTACCCCCAGTTGGCCCACTAAGATTAACACCAGCAGCTTGAAGCGCCTGTTGTTCTTTTTGCTGTTGTGCCTTAGCCGCAAGAGCTGCTACAGCAACTTGCTGCATTTGGTGGATTACTTGTTCATTCTTATAACCAAACCTATAAGCAGTTTCACGAATAAGGGTAGGACTCATAGAAAGCATTGGATTCTGCTGTAAGAATGTGACAAAATTAACAAATGAAGTCTGTTCAGCTTGCATAGCTGCTGGCGTTGCATTCTTAACATCTACAGCTACGTCAAAATCATAGCCGTCACTAATATCTTGAGATTTAATATATTTAAATAAAGGTTTATTAACTTGCATATCTTGTAAAATCCCCTCACTTGGGTTCGAGGAGTATTTAACCCATAAGCCCTCTACAAGTTTTTCCTGGGCTTGCGCGATAATTTCACGACCAATGAGGGAGACAAACTCTGAAAAGTCGAGTTGGTCAACAGACTCGCGGACTTGCGACCTTTCATTAATAATTTTGGCCGCTGTTGCAGTTTCTCTGTCCGCATCTTGGCCGCGCGCTTCCGCGCTTGTTCCACTGATAAGGTTAAAGTCATCTTTTGCCTGTACTAAAGCATTCTCACTTGTTGGTCCAATTTCAGGATTATCAATAGCTTTAATAGCATCAAGTTGTTTAACCTCTACTGAAATTCCGTCAGGTCCAGAAACAAATTTTTCCATCTCCTCTTGATCTACTTGACCTTTGAGATGCTGAAACTTTCTGGTAAACCGCCGACGGTAAGACCTAACTTGTTCCCGCGCTTCATTAATCTCATCCTGAGAACTAAGCCAATACCAAGCAGGAGGAATAGGATAAAAACCTGAAAGCCGCAGATCCCACCTTAAATCAATAAGAGGTAATCTTTCAAAATCTTGTGACCAAAGTTCAAAACCTTCATCTGCATAACCGTCAAGGATAAGTTTACGTTTATTACTAACTAAATCCCAAATATGCCAAACTTTAGCGACAGGGTTGGAAGCTCTCTGAGAAAGAAATAACCCACTTTGCGAATCCTTCGAGAACATTCCAATGTCATCATTACTAAAATTTGAACCATCATAATCAGTTGGAAGTTTAATTCCCGGGGTTTTCCGAAGCGTCTCAGTATAATAATATTGCCAATAACCACACCACTCATGATCTTCAAGATCCTCAGCATCTGAAATACTGACACGGAAGCGTTCGGGTTTAATGCGTTTAACAAAAAAACGCTCATTAATAGGGACTTCGTTCTGTTTCTTAACCTTTACTTTATCTTCCGGAACAGTTTCATCATCCCATGTATTAAGATAAGGGTCTTCTTTTAAAGGATTCCGCCAGTCAGCCGCATATCCTACTTCAATCATTCCAAAACGAAAGAAAGAGTCCAAAGCCGCATATTTAAGATGGCGTGGAAACTTAAGATTTTTATTCTTAGCTACTGTATTAAGAACATCCTGTTTGAGTTGAGCCGACTGAACGGCAAAGTCAAGATCCCAATGAGAATGCCCCGGTTCCGGGTTAACAATAAATTCCGGCCTTTGAAACAGGAAAGAAGCAAGCTTGATTTTAATAGTTGAATAGAATAAGTTAAGAGTATAAGGTTTATAGTTGAGTTGTGGCCCATCAGTCCGAGCTTTCCATTGAAAGTTTTCATAATAGTCCACAAGTCTCTTACAATTGAATTTTGCTTCCCAAGCTCTATAGGCTTTCTCAGAGTTCGCTAAACGCTGAACCCAGGGATTTGAGGCTGTATTCATTGTTACTGACATTAATGGTTAGCCTCAGCCATAGCTCGGCCATACAATTGTTTTTTAAGCACAGATTGATAATAAGCAAAAGAATTGCGCGGGGGACGCTTCATTTGTGTTTTTGGCTGTGATCCGTGCATGGAAACATAATATCTAACACAATCATAAGCGTGGTCAACAACAGAGTCATCACGCTCCTCATCATAAAGATTCTTACCATCGTAAGTACCAAGAAGTTTTTTCCTTTGTGCCCCTAATTGTCGGATACTTTCACGACAACCGTTGGGATACTCAGTTGATCCTTTAATGAAGTAAAGGCCGGGAGAGTGGCTCTCTTTTGTAACGGGATGTTTGAAGCGTTCAGATGGCGCAAGTAACTCATTAATACGATTTCGTGTAGCGAACTCATTGTTATCTGCTTTTTGCCAATACAACGCTGGAACTTCTAAATCAGTATCTTTATATTCATCCGCTACAGAATAAATACCACCCTTTGCCTGAGAAGCCTTATCAAAGATATGTGGATCAGCATAGTTACCCTCATACTCTTCAGTTTCACTTAAATTTGTAATTTCAGTGCGGTGATAAGAAATCCGCTTATCAGCCACATAATACTCGCGATAAACAATATAAACACCAGAGATAGCAGCAACCCAAAGACAACAAGTCGGAGCTGAAGAACCGTGATCCATGACACGGCAAAGAGCCCCTTTTGCTTTAACCCACTGAAGAAGCTCTGGAGTGTATTCCAAGATTGACGCGGGCCGTAAAAAATGGATAGCCGCAGAAGATGAACCCCAGATACCTTTAACATATTTTGCAACCCACTCTGGATCGCGCTTAATAGCTTCATCGTAAGATTCTTCTGAACCGAGATTCCTATCCCATTCACCTTCTACAAAAAAATAACCAGGGTCTCTCTCAAGAGATAACGGATGATACTTTCTATAGATAAAGTGAAACTCTGTATCTGGGTTACAACCAATAGCCATGTATGAGGGTACAATTGCCTTTCCATCTTTACGCGGCCATTCAGGAAATTGCACAAGTAATTCTGCTGGCACAAGCGCATGTGCCCATCTACCAACACGGGAATCCAATGCGAGAAACACAGCCTCTAGCACTTCCTCGCCTTGATCTACAAAAATACTATTCGGTTCAATACCACGGAGAGAATTCTCATCAACGTGATCTAAGTGCATCCAATAAATTAAAGAACCATTAGTAAGTTGTGTAAGACCTTCTTGTTCGTTGTGCGACAGAATTAGCTCTGTAGGACACATAGCAAGAAAGGTTTGCATAGTAGTTTTTCTTAAGTCGGTATATACTTGCCGCGCAAGTATTACCCTGTAGTTTGTAAATGTTAATAATAAAGTAAGTGCTTTTAGACATAAGACAAAAGTCTTTCCATTGTTATAACCACCTGAGAAACACTGATTCCGCTTTGTACAATAGTAGAAAGACTCTTGTTGCGGATTTTTAAATTGTATATTTAATTGCACTTGGATTTAAAGTGTCGCCAACAAGTACTCCAGCCGCCGCCTTGTTACCAGCCCGGGTACAATATTACCGTGCTTATCTGTAGTATGTATGGGATTATTAATTTCACTGATATCAATGATAGCCTTCCGCATAATACTATAGCCACAGTTATAACCGAAACTAATAAGAGCAGCTATACGAGTGGAACTCATTACTACTGGAATTTGCCCAAGGTTAAAAGCAATATCTTTAGCAAAAAGGGCATCAGACTGTTCTTGCGTAATCACTAAACCTTCAACTACATCTGGACCTGTATGACCTATCCCAATAGTCCACACACCGCCTGGATCTTTATAAGCAATCAAACGACAACCTTCAAAGGATGCCACAAGAGCAGTTCCAAGTTGGAGTCCAGTGGGATTCATAAGATACTTATTACCTTCCTTCACATCCCGGTCCATCGCCGCAACGATTTGTGCCGCAAATTCGGCTGACTGGCACTGGCAGACTGGGGTGTTACCACGGTACACATTCACATTAACCTTGGTCCCGACGCTCACCTTCCTTAAAAGTAGCTTCCTGTGTTTCAGCAACAGTGGAATGAGCGTTAAAATCTTTTGCTGCTAGAAATCCCGTAGCGGTTAAAACTCCAATGGTATCATTAATTTTCGGTTGATACTGAGAGGGTGCCCAAATCTTACTGAGCATTAAAACAGCTATGATAATCCCATGTAAACCCGTAATCCAGTTTCTCACAGTCATCCCCTTCAGAATACTTTCTATATTAGAAATATACTTAATAGATTTAGCTGTTTTAACAGGATCTAGCATTTCCCAACCTACTTCTTTTCAACCTTTTTTGATTCAGGGAAAACCTGCTTACCTGTCACCATCCCATAGATAGCAAGTCCAATTAGTTTGGTATACAGCCAAATCGTTCTCATATCGTTAGTTGTAGCTGAGGCAATGTTCCCTGCCGAAAGGATTTTTGCCTCAGC